TCCAAGACCCAGTCCGGCGGCCGTCACACCGCATATCGCTACGAAGGAAAGGTCTGCGGAAACCTCAAGCTGGCCCAACGCCTATCCGAAGACGGCAAGCCGGTCACGCTCATCGAGACTCGCGGCGAGGGCGGGTTGTTTCTCTGTGCGCCCACCTACGGGTACGAAGTGATCCAGGGCGATTTGTGCAAACTGCCCGTCCTGACCGCCGACGAACGCGGTATTCTCCTACAAGCCGCCTGGGAACTGAACGAATACTTCCCGCCCGTGGTGGATGGTCCGAAAGCCGCGCCCAACAGCGGCCACAGTGCGCCACTGTCGGCCCACAGTGCGAACAATCCGCCATTGTTGGGCCACAATGCCAATAATCCGCCGACATACGCCCACAATGGCGACAGGCCCGGCGACGATTTCAATAATCGTGGAGATGTGCGGGATGTGCTCCAGCAGCACGGCTGGACATGCACCAAGGGCGGCGAAAACGAATACTGGCGGCGTCCGGGCAAGACCTCCGGAACATCGGCTACGCTGAAGGAACGCGTTTTCTACGTTTTCTCGTCCAATGCGGCTCCTTTTGAGCCCAACGAGGCTTACTCTCCGTTCTCTGTCTACACGCTGCTGGATCATGGAGGAGATTACGAACAGGCCGCCCGATCGCTTCGACATCTCGGATACGGCGCCGATTCTCCGACCGACATTCCCACGGGCGTGGACATCTCGGGCATTGTGGAAACAGCGGACGATTGTCAGTCGGACAACACCGACAATGGCGACTGTTGGTCCGACACGCCCGATCCCGGTCCCATACCCGAACATCTCTTTCGTATCCCCGGCCTAGTGGCGCAAGTCATGGACTTCACGCTGGCCAAAGCGCCCTATCCGAACGTCGGCCTGGCGTTCTGCGGCGCTATCGCATTGCAGTCGTACCTGTGCGGTCGGAAGGTCCGGACATCCACCGACCTTCGCCCGAACATCTATCTGCTGGCGCTGGCCAGCAGCGGGACGGGCAAGGACTTCCCGCGCAAGGTCAACTCGCGGGTGCTGTTTGAGATCGGACATATCGCTGCGTTGGGCGACAAGTTCGCATCCGGCCAGGGCATTCAGGACGCCCTGCTGCGGTCCCCGGCGATGCTGTTCCAGAATGACGAGATGGACGGCGTCCTGCGCCAAATCAACTTCGATCGTGAGAACAAGCACGAGTCGATCCCCAATATCCTGCTTACGCTCTACACGTCGGCCGGCGACGTCTATCCTGTCCGCGTCAAGGCCGGCCAGAAGGAGGCGTCCCACATCGATCAGCCGCACCTGACGCTGTTTGGAACCGCAACACCTCAGTACTTCTACGAGGCGTTGTCACTCCGGATGCTCACCAACGGTCTGTTCGCGCGGATGATCATTGTCGACATCGGCAAACGCGGCCATGGGCAGTTGCCCGGCTCGGCGAGAGATCTTCCCGAGGACATCCTGCAGACGGCGCGCTGGTGGGCCGAGTCATCACCAGGCATGTCCATGCCGGGGAACCTATACAACATGCACCCGGACCCGAGGGTCGTACCGTTCACGCCTGACGCCGAACACGCCCTCAGTAAACTCCAGCGGATGGGTGAAGTCGAGTGGGACAAGGCGCACACAGACAGCAATGAACCGGCTCAAACCGCGTGGAGCCGCACCTGCGAGAACGCCACACGCATGGCGCTGCTTTACGCATGCAGTGAGAACCATGAGGAGCCCGTCATCGGCCTTCCGGCCGTCGAGTGGGCCGCGGCCTTCGCAATGCACCAAACACGCCGCCAACTCCACTTAGCCGCAACCTATGTCGCCGAGAACCCCTTCCACGCCGAATGCCTCAAGCTGCTGCGCAAGCTCAAGGAAGCCAAGGGCAGGATGGCGCGCCGCCAACTCATGAGATCAATGCGCTGCAAGGCCGCAGACTTCGACCAGATCATCAGCACACTGATACAGCAAGGCGAGATCGCGGCGGTGGAGATCCCCACCAAGACCAAGCCGGCCCAAGGATACCGGATCACATGACCCCGACATCAAACCATCTGTCACTAATCCGACACAATCCGTCACACATGCGTGACGGATTCGACCCGCCTATAGGGCGATTAATCTGCAAATACGGTCAATCCGTCGCAAATCCGTCACGGGTATCTGTGACGGATTTAGGAAGCTGTAACTCTAGTAATAAGAGATATATATCATCTCTCTCTATTAATACGTCACGCTGTCACGCACACACCCGCGCGATGGGCGTGCGCGTACGCGTGAGGGGTCCGTGACGGATTCAATTAGGTACTTCCCCGAGATCGTCTCAGGTGACGCCAGCGGGAACAGTCGCGCACATAAGCAGAGTTGGTTTGCGCTGTCCGGTTTTTTTGACTCCTTAACTCGAACGCACATGGAGGTGTGCTAATGGCAACTAACACATTCGACATTCAACTTCGCAAGATCAACACCATCCGCCCATACGAGAAAAATCCCCGCCTAAATGACAAGGCCGTCGACGCCGTAGCGGTCAGCCTGAAGGAGTTCGGATTCCGCCAGCCGATCGTAGTCGACACCGACGGCGTGATCGTCTGCGGCCACACGCGGTGGAAGGCCGCCCAGAAGCTCGGCCTGGCCAAGGCGCCGGTTCACGTCGCCAAGGATCTCAGCCCCGAGCAGATCCGGGCCTACCGCATCGCCGACAACAAGTCCGGAGAACTGGCCGAGTGGGATTTTGACATCCTGCCGATCGAGCTTTCGGAACTTCAAGGGGCCGGTTTCGACATGGAACTGCTGGGTTTCGGGGAAAAGGAATTGGCCCAACTGCTGGAAACCGACGTCTCTCAGGGCCTGACCGATCCGGATTCGATCCCCCAGCCGCCGGATGAGGCAATTACCCAGCCCGGCGATATCTGGATCCTTGGCGACCACCGCCTAATGTGCGGCGATTCGGGCAGCGAGGCTGACCTCGACGCATTGCTGGACGGCGCGACCATCGACCTGGTTGCGATGGATCCGCCTTACAACGTGAAGGTCGAGCCGCGATCCAACAACGCCATCGCCGCCGGACTGTCGAGTTTCACCAACACCCACCACCAGAACTTCGATGTCGAGCGACATCCCGAGAAAGCCAAGGGCAATACGAAGAAGCTGCGCCCCAAGGATCGCCCGCTGGAAAATGACTTCGTAACCGACGAGGCTTTCGACCAGATGCTGCTCGACTGGTTCGGCAACGCCTCGCGCGTCCTCAAGCCAGGCGGTTCGTTCTACATCTGGGGCGGATACGCCAACCTGGGCAACTATCCCGCGCCGCTGAAGGCCTCGGAGCTCTATTTCAGCCAGGGGATCGTATGGGACAAACAGCACCCCGTCCTGACCCGCAAGGACTTCATGGGCGCCTTCGAGATCTGTTTCTACGGCTGGAAGGAAGGCTCTGGGCACAAGTTCTATGGGCCGAACAACGCCACGGATCTTTGGCATATTAAAAAAATCCCGCCGCAACAGATGGAGCATTTGACGGCTAAGCCCGCAGAGTTGGCCGTTCGAGCTATACAGTACTCCTCTAAGCCGGGCGAGAACGTCCTCGACCTATTCGGCGGCAGCGGGTCGACGCTGATCGGATGCGAACAGACCGGACGGCACGCGTTCCTGATGGAATTGGACCAGGCCTACTGCGACGTTATCGCTGACCGCTATCAACGATTCAGCGGTCGACCGGCCGTCCTAGAACGCACGGGCGCCTCGCCTCTGCCCATGAAGCCACGCGAGGAGGACATGCGATGACTGAGAACACCCCGGCGATTACCGGGGCGTCTCGTGAGGCGATAGGGAACGCTGCCTCAGCGTTTGGCGGTCAGCGTGAACTTGCCCCGTTCGGCCTTGCGGAATCGGCTGGCGTCGCCCTTGGCTCCAATCTCGCGGAGGATGGCCGAGTAGAGGGTGTTGGCCGGCGTCTTGCCGCCTTTGCGCGGTTTCCAGTACCCCTTGGCGGCCATGCGTTCGATCATCTGCCCGCAGGAAAGCGAGGTTTCCTTGCGCCCGCGTTCCTTGAGGATTTGCGCCGCGGCGGTCAGGCAGCTCATCGGCTTCTCGCCCGAGCGTTTCTTACCGGCCGGTACGGTGACGCCCTTGGCAAGGTCTCCGTTGACGACAGCGCTGACCGACTTGGCGATGTCCTTGCGGACCTGCCCGGCGGCTCGCTCGGCGCTGGCCTGTTCGCGCTTGGCCTCGGCCTCGTACTCGTCCAGGGAGACGATTTTCTTCCGCTTGGCCGGTCGCTTGGGCGTCTTGCCTCGAAGGCGTTGGGCGGTCTTGATGCGAACCTTGCGGTTGGTGGCGATGTTAACGCCGTCCCAGCCGCCGTTGGCGTTGACGCCTGTGATGCGAACGTCTGCGATCGATCCGCTGACTTTCACGCGGTACGCCTGTCCGATTTTGACTTCGTTCTTCTTCATGGTAGTGCTCCTGTTCTTGGTGTTATGTCCCGGTTCCGGGACGTGGGTTTCAATCAAGGTCAGTTCCTCCTTGCGTGCTCTTTTTCGAATGTCGATCGGCGGATTGCCTTCGTATCCTCGCAGCGTAAGCACCACATCGGCTGTCACTCGTCGCGGATTCCAATTCACGATCCGCACGCGGTCAGTGCGCCGGTGTCCGTACCCTCGCGTCCAGACGTATCTGCTCCAAATTGCAAGATCGCCGTTCTTCATTGCTCGATGCCTTTCCACAGTCATTCCGCCGGGGATTCAGGAATGCAGCTCATCGAGGCTGCGTTGGATTTCGGAGGGCTCGACGCCGGAGAAGAACGCCAGCGTCTCGATCAGCTGCTCGCGAACGTATTCGAGCGATCCGACCGACGCCCAGCTGATCTGCTTGCCTCTCTGCTTGTCGAGTTCGCACTCGATCCAGTCGGCCAGGCTGGCGACATCGGCCTTGGCCCGCTTGAAGGCGTCGGTCATGCGTTTTGTGTTCGTTTTCGCCGTCATGGTCTTGATCTCCTTTCAGTCCGCCAGTTGTTCGATGATCCGCATGTAGTCGTTGATCTCGCTGTTGGCGCCTTCGTAACCGTCGAGGGCGTGCTGGAGGATCTGGGCCATCGACCATTGGTCGTCGCGATCGTCGGCGCCGACGTGGTGGGTTCGATCGCCGCCGGGGGTGAGCAGTTCGACGGTGATGTGCTCGTCGCCCTGCTTGCGAGCGATCTTGGCGAAGGCCCGGGGCAATACCTGACCGTCTTCTACGCTTCCGGCCAGTTCGATGTTCGTGATTCTCATTGCAACATCCTTTCCTGTAATGGTTTACGCTTCGTTCCAACAGGTTCATGTTCGCTCGATTACGCAGACACATCAAGTCAATTAACATGTTTATTTGAAAGAACTTACGCACACAACTGTCGCGTGTATAGCAACTTGAAACAGGCGATGAATATTCCCCCAGGAATGGACCGCCAGATGGGCCGGAGGACGCTGAAATGACCGAGACTGCAACCAAACTCACGTCGCTGACGATAACCCAGACCGCCAAGGTGCTGTCGACCGCCGGGAGCAGGCGAATCACTGAAGAAATGCTCCGCGCCGACATCGACGCCGGCGCGCCGGTCAACCCGGACGGACGAATAAACCTCATTCACTACGCAGCCTGGCTCGTGCGGGAGATTACCAGTGGCGATTAATCCTCGACAACTTCGTCCATCCATGCTGACGCGAATGCTGAACTCCACGCCTTTGGGCGAGGTGATCGGCGAGCGACAGCTGCGCCGCCACCGCAACCGGGCCGGATATCAAATCGGCGACGATAAACGAGTGGACCTGTTCGCCTACGTCGCATGGCTGGCGTGGGAGCGTCATAACCCTGCTCCGGCCAAGGAGCCGACCGACTACGAGGCGATGAAGGAGGCAGCCCGCGCCCGCAACGCCGAACTGTCGGCCGTCGGGCGGGACATCGGCGATATCCCCGAGGTGGTCGACCCGGACCGCAAGGCTCGCGCTGCAAGGGATTTTCGATTCTTCTGCGAGGCCTACTTCCCTCAGACGTTCAGCCTGCCCTGGTCGGACGATCACTTGCAGGTCATCGCCAAGATCGAGCAGGCCGTTCTGCGCGGCGGGCTGTTCGCGATGGCCATGCCTCGCGGCAGCGGCAAGACCTCCCTGGCCGAGACCGCCTGCATCTGGGCGATGCTGACCGGAGCGCAGGATTTCGTATGCCTGATCGGCTCGGACGCCGGCCACGCCCGGGCGATGCTCGAGAGCATCAAGGTCGAATTCGAGACCAACGACTCGCTGCTGGCCGACTACCCCGAGGCGGTCCACCCGATCCACGCCCTGGAACGCATCCACAACCGCGCCAAGGGGCAGTTGTGCAACGGCAGGCACACGCGGATCGTCTGGACCGCCGACGAGATCGTCATGCCGACGATCCCGGACTCCAAGGCTTCGGGCGCCATCATTCGCGTGGCCGGGATCGAGAGCCGCATTCGCGGGATGAAGTTCAAACGGGCCGACGGCCGGGCGGCGCGCCCTTCGCTGGTGGTGCTCGACGACCCGCAGACCGACGAGTCGGCCCGCAGCGAACAGCAGGTGCGCACGAGGATGGAGACGCTCAACGGCGCGATACTAAACCTCGCGGGCCCCGGCCAGAAGATATCGGGCATCATGCCGTGCACGGTGATCCGACCCGGCGACATGGCCGATCAGATCCTCGATCGGGACAAGCACCCGGCCTGGCAAGGCAAGCGGACAAAACTGATCTACTCGTTCCCGACAAATGAGAAGCTATGGGAGAAGTACGCCCAAATCCGCGCCGACAGCTTCCGCAACGACGGAGACGGCTCGCAAGCCGCCGAGTTCTACCGCGAGCATCGCGTCAAGATGGACGCCGGCGCCGTCATCGCATGGCCCGAGCGGCACAACAGCGATGAACTGTCGGCGATCCAGCACGCGATGAACCTGAAACTCCAGGACCAGCGGGCGTTCTGGGCCGAATACCAAAACGAGCCGATGCCGGAAACCGAGGGCGACGGCGAACAACTCACCGCCGAACAGATCGCCGCGAAAACCAACGGCCATCAGCGACGCGTGATTCCCATAGGCGCCAGCTGCCTGACCATGTTCATTGACGTGCAGGGCAAGGCGTTGTTCCACACCGTCGCGGCCTGGGAGGACGACTTCACCGGCTATGTCATCGATTACGGCGTCTATCCCGACCAGAATAGACCGTTTTTCACCTTGCGGGATTTGCAGAAGACCCTCGGCCGAGCCGCGCCGGGAGCGGGCCTGGAAGGCTCGATATACGCCGGGCTGGAAAAGCTCACCCAGGAGTATCTGACTCGCCGCTGGCGCCGCGACGACGGCGCGGAGATTCGCATAGAGCGATGTCTCATCGACGCCAACTGGGGCCAATCCACAGACGTGGTCTATCAGTTCTGCAGGCAGAGCCCCCATTCTGCGATCGTGACGCCCAGCCACGGGCGTTACGTAGGCGCCTCCAGCGTGCCTTTCAGCGAATACAAGCGGAAACGCGGCGAGCGGATCGGCCATCATTGGCGCATCCCCAACACCCACGGCCGCCGCCAGGTCCGCCATGTCCTGATCGACACGAACTACTGGAAGAGCTTCATCCACGCCCGACTGGCGGTGGCCATGGGCGATCCGGGCTGCCTGTCCCTGTTCGGACGCAATCCGGCCGAGCATCAACTCATAGCAGAACACCTCGCCTCTGAGTACCGCGTTCGGACCGAAGCGAGAGGCCGCGTGGTCGACGAGTGGAAACTCCGCGCAGGCGGGCCGGACAACCATTGGCTGGACTGCCTGGTCGGCTGCGGCGTGGCGGCTTCCGTCCAAGGGGCCGTTCTGCCCGGAACCGACGCGAGAACGACGCGCCTGAAACAGCGGATCAAGCTGTCGGAAGTCCAGAAGAGCAGGCGATAGCCCCCGTCGCGGCGCCGCCAGGCTCCATATACGGAGCGTTTTCACATTTTCGGAGGTTTTTTTCACATTTTGCGGTGCGCCTCGCTCGGCACGGCATAGGTAACCAGTGTAAGGACATGTTTTTCGGAAAGCACTACATGAGCGTAGAAATCGACAATGCGATTGAGACCAACGCCGCAGGCCCTCGCAAGGCCAGCGGGGATTCGGGCTCCGTTGAGCAGCACTCCCTGGCCGATCAGATCGCGGCCGATAAGCACCTGGAGTCCAAGAAGGCCAGCCGATCGCAGGGTCTGGGGATCAAAGTCGCCAAGATCTCGCCGGGAGGGACTGTTTGATGTGGCCCTTCAGCAGGAATAAGAAAGCCTCCGGACGGAAACGGTCGCTCCCGGCCTTTGTTCGCGCCAAATACGATGCGGCGCAGACCACCGTCGAGAACATCCGGCACTGGTCGATGGCTGACGGCCTGTCGGCAGATTCGGCCAACAGCATCGACGTCCGACGGAAGCTCCGCCAGCGAGCCCGCTACGAAGCGGCCAATAACTCCTACGCCAAGGGGATCGTGCTGACGATCGCCAACGACACCGTCGGGACCGGGCCTCGCCTGCAGATGCTCACCGGCGACAGCGAGACCAACCGTCGTATCGAACAGGCGTTTGCGAATTGGGCTGCGAACGCCGGCCTGGCCCAAAAGCTGCGCACAATGCGAATGGCCAAGGCTACCGACGGCGAGGTGTTCGCGGCGCTGGCGGCGAACCCGCGCATCGATTCGCCAGTCAAGCTGGACATCCAGTTGATTGAGGCCGACCGCGTGGCGTCGCCGACCATGGCCGTGCTTCCCGTAGTTGGCGATGTCGACGGCATCCGCCTGGACGCATGGGGCAGCCCAAGCTCGTATACGGTCTTGCGGTATCACCCCGGTGAGATCGGAGCCTGGCGAAACGACTACGACCTGCTCGACGCATCGGCCGTGATTCACTACTTCCGAGCCGACAGGCCCGGCCAGCATCGGGGCGTTCCGGAGATCACCCCCGCCCTGCCGCTGTTCGCCCAACTGCGACGCTACACCCTTGCGGTCCTTGGCGCAGCAGAGACCGCCGCCGACTTTGCGGCCGTACTCTACACCGATGCGCCAGCCAACGGCGAGGCGGCGTCTGTAGAGCCGATGGACATCGTCGAACTCGAAAAACGGATGGCCACCACGCTGCCGGACGGGTGGAAGCTCGGGCAGATCAAGGCCGAGCAGCCGGGCACTACTTACGCCGAGTTCAAACGGGAGCTGCTCAACGAGATCGCCCGCTGCCTGAACCTGCCTTACAACATCGCCGCCTGCAATTCGTCGGGATACAACTACGCCTCGGGGCGTCTGGACCACCAGACCTACTACAAGTCGATCCGCGTCGAGCAGGCCCACCTGGGCGACGTCGTACTGGACAGAATATTCGACGCATGGCGCGCAGAAGCGATGCTGACCACCGAACTGGCCGTGCTTCGCGGCATAGGCGACTTGCCGCACCAGTGGTTCTTCGACGGCACCGAGCACGTCGATCCGGCCAAGGAGGCCAATGCCCAGGCCACCCGACTGGAATCTCACACCACCACTCTGGCCATCGAATACGCCCGCCAAGGCCGCGACTGGGAGACCGAACTTCGCCAGCGGGCCAAGGAAAAGCAACTGATGGATGAACTGGGGCTGTCCCAGGACCAAA